TAGAAGTCCATGGTCAACAACACTTTGAATTTAATAGTTTCTTCTTTGCAAATAAAATGGAATTTTTTAAAGCTAAGGCTAGAGATAAAGACAAGAAGCTTTGGTGTGATATCAATAACTTTACTATTATAGAATTAAATTATAACGAATCTATTGAAGATTGGAGAAGTAAATTGTGGAAGACATAGATGTTAAAATTGCTAACTTCCATAAGAATATTGACGATTGGGTTAAAAATAATCATGTAGATATCGATGATGAAAAGACCGCAGATAAAGTTTACGAAGTCAGAAGAATCATACACTTATCCCGCGAAGATATAAGTAAAATGTCTTCTGTGGAATGTCAAACTGCCGTATACTTATTAAATCAATATTTAGGACATTTAAAAGCGAAGATCGCCAAAGAAAAAAGTGTCAAGGCTTGGGCAGAGCAAGGAATTGGATACCTTGTTAGCGGTACTAAACATGACAAGTATGCTAAATGGGAAGAGAAATATTATGAGTCTATAAGGAGTAGTCAAACCGGAATAAAATTACAGACGCTAAAAACTACTGCCGATGCTAGAATATTAAGTGTAGGAGCAACAATTGAAATGATTGAAAATGCGATGAGAGTTCTTGAAAATCTAGCAAGGAGTAAGAGTTATGAGCAGCGATCTTAAGGAACAGGCTAAAAAAATTATAGCAAAAGGAAAAACATTAAATGATCCTGAGCTAATAAAAATGGGACTGGACATGCTGGATGCCTATACAGATATCATAGAGCCAGTAGAAGCTCAGCCAGTAAAATCACCCGTTAGTAACGCTGGAAAATTTGATATGGAACAATTTACCATGTCAAAAGCTACATCAAATGTAATTGATAAAATGGGGAAAAAGCAGTCTATCTATATCGGGCCTCGCGAAAATAAGTACAAAGATGATGGAATTGAACATAAGGAAATAAAAACACCATTTGTTGAACCTACCGAAAGAGCAAGAAAATCCGATATCGTAACTGCGACATGCAGTACTTGTGGAAAAGTGGAAAATGTTAATAAGATTTTTACGACGATGAAAGAAGTTTATCGTTGTGATTCCTGTATATTGAAAGGGAAAGTATGAGTATATTTATTAGTCACGAATTGCCAGTCAAACTTCTTACGGAAACAGCTAAATTACCAGATAAAGCAAATTTATTTGATGCTGGATTAGACCTGTATTGCGATGAAAAGGAAGTAGTGAGATTAGCGCCCGGCGAACGCAGACTCTTCTCTACGGGCATCTCTGTGGCCATTCCGAAGGGATTTGTAGGTTTGATTTGGCCAAGGTCTGGACATGCCGTTAAAAAAGGATTAGATACAATGGCTGGTGTAATTGACTCCCCGTATCGTGGAGAAGTAAAAGTCTTACTAGTAAATCACGACGAAGACTATCAAATTTACTCTCCGGGGGACAAGATTGCTCAAATTATTATCCAAGAAGCTCCAGACTTCACGCCTGTTGCTTACAAGGATCTGAGTGAAACTTCTCGCGGAGAGAATGGGTTTGGGAGTTCAGGGACTTGATATATCTCAAAGCGGGTTTTATATTATTCATAGCGTTCTATTGTATCGTACTATACAGAATAGTTAACGGTACAATTATAGGAGATATAAATGACAGAGATAATATTTAGCCTTACATTCATCTGGCTAGTGGGAACTTTTTTCTTTTTGATGGCGTATGATATTTATGCTGTTACAAAAGGTAAATCCACAGTTAGCTGGATAGTATTTGACACTAGTCGTAAATGGCCCATCGTGCCATTCTTATTCGGATTTTTAATTGGAGGATTGGCAGGACATTTTTTCTTTCCTATTCCAATCCCGGCAGGACAATAATATGCAAGAGAATATAAAGATTCAACCATTTGCTGTAACAAAGGATGGAAACTTTCTACTAGTTACAGACCTTACTGAAGAAGTGTTTAATAATATTTTTTCTAAGTTAGAAGAAGATTTTGTTAACAAGATTGATAATAACGCATGGATAATGGAACTTGTAGAAGGAAATACTCATATTCCAGAAAATATTTCAAAAATTTTTGTAGTTCTTTCAAGGGATGAATTAGCAGTTTCTAATTTTATGAACGGCGCATTTTTTGCCGAAGATGTTTTGAAAAAATTTAGTTCTAAAGAATTGACAAGTGAAAATCTTATCCTATAATAGAAAAGGTAATACAATGAATACATTAGTCATGCTAGCAACAATGTCGCTTGGGCAATTATTTGTGGTCAATCCACAAATCCCAGTAGTGATCCAACAACCGCAACCAGTTGTAATTCAACAATACGTAGTACAACAACCACAATATATCATAGTGCAAAGGCCAATATATGTCCCAGTATATCAACCAATATATCAGCCCACATATTATCCATATCCAATATATAGAATCTACCCTTAAGGAGAATACAATGAGCGAAGAAAAGAATCCATTGAATGTTTACAATCAGCTAGAGATTATTAAAAATGCTGTTGACCAAATTGAAACAATTCATGTGTATGAACTTGCCAATCGTCAATTTGGAACTTCGTCGGAAGACAGTTTAAAAATTCGAATTGATGAATTAGATAAGCAGATTCTTGAATACGAACTACAGCTTGCAGATTCGCAATCTTATATTGATAGCATATTAGACTCAAACAAGAGATTGCTTGAGGCAAACAATAAACTTATTTCTGAAAAGAATCTAGCACTAGAGAATCGCCAACTTACACAAGATCAGGCAGATGAAATAATTTCTGCATATAAGAAATTGCCTCGGATTGTAAAGAAATTTTATGGAGTAGATTGATATATATTGACGCTATATTATCAAATACCGTGTATTAATATATGTAATTAATATTTTCTGGTATTTGGTAATATAGGAGTTAACCATGTCTAATAAAAAATATGATCTTTCAGACGTACAACAGTTATTAAACGAAGGATATACTGTCCAAGATATAATGAAAATAAAAGGATGCAAGCATCATTTTACTATATATAGTTATATCAAACAAAACAATATTATATACGAATCAAGATATTCTAAAGATTTAACTGGATACGAATGGAATAATATGAAAGTTTTAAATTTAGACATATCGACAAAGAAAAAAGAAAGATATTGGAATATTGAATGTCATTGCGGAAACACATTTAGATTAAATACTTATGAAATTTTCAAAAGCAATCAAAAAAGTTGTGGATGCATCTTTAAAAGTAAAGCTTATAAATTAAGTCATCCAAACAGGACGGGTTATCAAGAAATATCAGGAAATTTCTGGTATGAACTTAAACAGAATGCAAAAGTTAGAAATATTGAATTTGATTTAAAAATAGAAGATTTGTGGGAATTATTAGAATTTCAAAACATGAAATGTAAACTAAGTGGAATATGCATAGGATTTGGACTTGAAAATGGAATGAATTCAAGAAAAGACACTACAGCGTCATTAGACAGAATAGATTCTAAAAAAGGATATACAATAGATAATGTACAATGGGTACATAAAAGAATAAACATGATGAAACAAAGCTTATCTGATGATGATTTTATATTTTTTTGTAAGGCGGTAGCAAATAATGTCAAATGAAGTTTTAATGAATTTACCCGTAGAACGGGCCGTACTCGCAGGAATTTGCCAGTACGGTTTGGAGGTCTATGTTGAGCTTGACTTCTTGCAAGCAGAATACTTTAGCCATGAATTAAATCAGGTTATATTTACATGTTTGCAAGATGTTATCAACAACAATCAGAATATTGAATATCTTTCTATATTCTCAACAGCTCAAAAGCTTGGCGTATACGAGTTAATTAATAAAGCGACTGAAATGAGTTTCATCCGGTCGCTTTTTAATTTTCCCATAAATAAGGATAATGTACCTAAGTTTGCAGCTAAGCTAACTAAACTTAAACTAGCTAGAGATATCAAGAATACACTATCTATTTGTGACAAGTCAATGACTAAAGTTACAGGAGATGAGAGTGTAGAAGATATTATTGGTATGGTTGAGACTCCAATCATGGAAATTACTTCTCTTGCATATAAAGAGCAAAATAATAAGACTGTTCTTCTTGGCGAAGACATTGATGAGTATGTTGAATATCTTATTAATAATCCTTCTGATTATCTTGGTATTCCTACGGGTTTTCCTAGATTTGACGAAGCTATTGGAGGTGGCCTTAGAAGAAAGTCGGTCACTCTAATAGGTGCTAGAACTGGGGTTGGTAAAAGTGTTATCTCTACTAATGTAGCTAAGTATGTTTCAGAAGCTTATGGCATTCCAGTGCTGTATTTAGACACAGAAATGGATCTTGGAGACCAAAGAAACCGTATGTTAGCAAACATTAGCGGAATTAAGATCAATGATATTGCAAAAGGGTCTTTTGCCAAGACCTTTAATTCTAAAGAAAAGGTGATTGCCGCAGCTAAGCTGATTGAAAAGATACCATATCACTATATATCAATTGCTGGCCAACCATTCGATAATATTCTTAATATTATTAAAAGATGGGTCCATCAATATGTTGGATTTGATGAAAATGGTAGAACTAAAGACTGCTTAATCATATACGATTATTTCAAGTTAATGAGTTCAGCTGGACTAACCGCTGCTATGCAAGAATATCAGGCTTTAGGCTTTCAGATTACAAAGATGAATGACTTCTGTATTAAATATGATTTACCTTGTCTGTCCTTTGTTCAGCTTAATAGAGAAGAAGAGATTGCTCAGTCTGATAGACTTCAATGGCTAGCTTCTACAGTTGCAAAATTTCAAATGAAAAGTGATGAAGAGGTAGCAGATGATGGTGATGAACATGGAAATAGGAAGTTTGTCATTGTAAAAGCAAGACATGGATCTGGATTAGAATATGGCAACTATATAAATGTAAAAATGAATGGCTCAATCGCTAAACTTACTGAATGGTATACAAGAGATGAACTTAAAAATGGAGCCGCGAATGCAAGTCAAGACAACTCCTTTGAAATTCGAGAAGGTGAGTCGGGAGAAGATCTATTCGATATGTAATGAATTATCGGATAAGGTTCCAGAATTATTAAACGCTTTAAAAATTGAATACATTGAATTTCCAAATAGAATAGCTTTTCCATGCCCGGTGCATGGAGGAGACAACTGTGAAGGATCATGTATTTTTACTGATGGTTCTAAAACTAAAGGTAATTGGGTTTGCTGGACGCATTCATGCGAAAAAGACTATGGCAAAAATATGATAGGCTTTGTGAGGGGTGTTCTTTCACAAAGAGAAGGTAAAGAAGTTAATTTCTATAAGGCTTTAAATTTTTCACTTTCATTCTTAAATAAGAAAATAATAGATATACCAGAAGAGAAGATAAGCGAAAGCATTTACGAGATTAATAAGATTAACGAAATATTAACTCGCAAATGCGAAAAGATAGAATTAAATATATCGCGTGAACAAGTTATTTCAACCCTTGATATTCCATCTAGGTACTATCTCAAAAGAGGATTTTCTAGTGAAACACTGGTAGCCTTTGATGTTGGCGAATGTTATAATTCTAATAGACAGATGTTCAATAGAGCAGTTGTACCCGTGTATGATGATAAATCCAAATATATCGGATGTGTGGGTCGTGCAACAGATGAGGACACTAAGCCAAAATGGTTTAACAGTAAAGGATTTAAAAAATCCTTTTATTTATATGGACTCTGGGTTACTAAACCATATATTCAAAGCACATCTACTATCGTTCTTGTAGAAGGACAAGGAGATGTCTGGAGATTATATGAATCTGGAATTAAAAATTGTGCTGGTATTTTCGGATCAGATCTAAGTGAAGACCAGTTAATTATACTTGAAGAACTAGGAGTCATGAATATTGTCATATTAACGGACAATGACGAGGCGGGACAGAAAGCTGCAAATGGAATCATACAGCGAGGAGGTAGAAGATTCAATTATTTTACACCTAAGATATCAAAAAAAGATATCGGCGAAATGTCTATTGAAGATATAAACAACGAACTCAAACCACAAATTAAGGGGCTTTTTTAATGGGTCAAATTTTAGCATTTTCAGGAAAAAAAGGATCAGGAAAGAATACACTATCAAATTTTATACATGGATATCAATTAAAGTCGTATGGTTTAATTGCAGCTTTTGAAATTGCTGACACTGGAGAGCTTGTAATTGAAACAGATGTTAAACAAGAGAATGGTAGAATTACAAGAGGTAAGGGGTCTATTGATGTAACCAGACTTGATATTGAATTTACTATTTGGGCAATGGATAATGTTTGGCCATTTATTAAGCATTATGCTTTTGCAACCGCATTAAAAGAGCTTGGGATTGGACTATTTGACTTGTCTCGCGAATCAGTTTATGGAACTGATGAACAGAAAAATTCACCAATTAAATATACTTGGGAAGATATGCCTACGAAGGTCAAAGGCAAAACAGGACCAATGAGCGGCAGAGAATTTATGCAATACTTTGGAACTGATATTTGTAGAAAGATTTATACGGATATCTGGACAGACCGAACAATCAAGGATATCGTAGCAGAAGAATCCAATTTAGCAATTATTACTGATGCCAGATTTGAAAACGAAGTAAGGGCAGTCCAAAATGCTGATGGAAAAGTTATTAGATTAACTAGATCGATAGATGAAGACTCTCATCCTAGCGAGTTAGCATTAGATACCTACGAATCATTTGATGCTATTATAGATAATAAGAATATGACAATAGAAGAGTCTTGCCATGAATTAATTAAAATTTTGGATGGTTGGGGGTGGTTTGATAATAAAGTTATCATACCCCAAGAAAAGCCACTTAAAAAGCAAACAACCACAACAATCAAATGATTACCACTTATTTTAGATCGTCCAGTCTTAACAACTGGAAGTATTGTGAACTCCAATACTTTATGACTTATGTTCTTGGACATTATTCCCCATCAGGGAAAAAGGCAGATTTGGGAACAATAACGCACGCAGTATTTGAAACATTAGCAATATGTAAAAAGAGGACTCAGTTCAATAAAAGATCTAAAATGAAAATCACTCAGGAACCCTTGGGTGATTTTTCTTTTTCAGAGGATGAATTATTTACTGATGACTTTGTAAATAAAGTTTTAGATAGAAGTTTTGAATTTTACAAATCTAATTCCAAGCATAATGAATTTAATGAGAAAGATTATCAGTTTTGCTATAAAATGGTTTGGGATACATTAGCCTACAACAAAGGACAATTTGATCCACGTAATCGCAAGATTATTGATACTGAGCCTCACTTTGATATTCCAATCAATGAACCTTGGGCAAAATTTACTTTTGATGGGCCAGATGGGCCAATTTCTGGAAATCTTGCGATAAAAGGAACGATAGATCTTGTCACTGAGCTGCCAGATGGTACAATAGAAGTAATCGACTGGAAGACTGGCCAGAGGCTTGATTGGGCCACTGGAGAACGCAAGGACTATGACAAACTGATGAAAGATACTCAGCTTTTACTATATCACTATGCTATTGGTAAATTGTACCCTAAGTATAGATATACATTAATGACTATCTTTTTCTGTAGAGATGGTGGTCCATTTACGCTTGCTTTTGATAAAGATGATGATGAGTATTTTCTTAACAATACTTTAAAATCAATGTTCGAAGAGATTAGAGCAAATCAAAAGCCTAAACCAGTATCACAAGATCGAAATAGTTTTAAATGTCAAAAGCTATGTCATTACTATAAGACAAATTGGCCGGGTACTGAAAAAACTATGTGTCATCATATCGAAGATCAAATCAAAACTATTGGAATGCAAAAAACGGTTGAAACATGCACTAGGCCGGGATTTGTGATTGGAACCTATAAAGATCCGGGAGCAGTTGAATGATATTGCCAGTGATAACAACACACTATTCATTGTTGAAAGGTTTCATCAAACCAGATGAAGCTGCCAAGAAATGTAAAGAATTAGGCTACACACATTGCTTAATTGCCGATATTGAAACTATTAGTGGTGTTGTTGATTTCTTCAATGCCATGAATAAAGCTGGAATCGTACCCATTCTTGGAATGCAAGCCGATAATGGGTATTACATTGCTAAATCTCTAAAAGGATATAGAGCTTTAATTAAGCTAGCATCTAAAGAAAAGATAGAATATGCCAAAGAAGACATGCAATTTTACACAGAAGATCAACTAGCAGTTATGCCAGTTTATTATGCTGAACAAAATGATGCGATTCTTCATAGAATGGTATTATGTCTTAACTTTAAAACTACACTCAAGAGAGCTAAAGATGTGGACATGGGAGAATATAAAAAGTTTTTCGAGTCTGATCATTATTTCTTTCATCCAACCGATAGGATTATACCTAGCGAAAAGCAATACTTTGGAACTAAACAGTTATATTCTGAACTGCAACAGTATAGCATTCTTTCTAAGCCTAAATTACCTCGCGTAGATTGTGCAGATATGTCTGAGAATGATTATCTAACACAGTTATGTAGAAATGGCTGGCGAGCAAAGCTTATGCATTTAAAAGATGACAAGAAGAAAGAATATACTGATCGTATTAAGTATGAGTTGTCTGTTATTCATGGATTTGAACTATCTGGATACTTTTTAATTGTGCAAGACATCATTAACTATGTAAGAAAGAATGAGTGGCTACCGGGACCGGGGCGTGGAAGTGCTGGTGGATGTTTAGTATCATATTTACTTGGAATTATTGACATTGATCCCTTGAAATATGATTTACTATTCTCTAGATTTTTAAACGCTGGACGATTTACTAAAGACAACATCTCTTTGCCCGATATTGATATGGATGTTCCATCTGTTCACCGTGATGAGATTATTGACTATATCAAGAATAAGTATGGCAATGAAAGAGTGTATCAGATGATTACATTTGGGCGTCTACAAGGTCGATCAGCAGTTAAGGATGTTGCTAGAGTTTATGGTGACTTATCTTTTAGTGAGCTGAATGAGATTACTGAAAGTTTACCGCAGGAGGCTAGTATTTCGGATGAGTTGGAAGAGATGGATATCAAATCAGTTATTCGATGGACTCTTGAAAATGATCCAAAGAAACTTGAAAAGTGGTGTAGAATTGATAAGGAGGGCAATTTGTCTGGTGAGTTGTCAGATCTTTTCTCTCTTGCTATAAGAATAGAAGGAACTTATAAATCTCAAGGAAAACATCCGGCGGGAGTGATTATTTCTAATGAAGATCTAATCAATGACGCACCTCTTATCACAGATAAGAATGGACATAGGTTAGTTGCATTTGAAATGCATGACTTGGATAAGGTTGGTTTGACTAAATTTGATGTGCTTGGGATTAACTTACTAGATAAAATTATGCAGATTACAGACAAGGATTAACATGAAGGAAAAATTTCTAGACTACGCAACTGTTATCAGGGATGGTAATGACATTGACTTTAAAGATTTGAGCTTATCTGATCTAAGAAATCATGTTCCTTGGTACAGGGAAAAGAAGAATGGAATATACCAAGTCCATAATAATAAGTATTCACAAATATTTTATGATCTAAATGAAGCTATTGATAAATTTTTAGAATTGAGAAAAACCTATGTCACTAAACAGCAATCGTGATTTTTTGATTTTTGACTTTGAAACTACAGGTAAGAATCCAAATAAGTGCCAATTGACTCAAATCTCCGCAATTGTATTGCATGGTAAGAAATTAACACTCCAGCCGGGTGGAGTGTTTGATATTGAAGTGCGACCTGAGTTTGATGACGAAAAAGCTATTAAAGCAGGGTTTGATCCTGTTGAGCAAGAAGCTCTTGATGTAACACGTAAAACCCGCGAACAATTAGAAAAAGCTGTCGGACCTAAAGTTGCTTGGCAGCAGTTCTCTAACTTTGTAACTAAGTTTAATATGAAGGGGTCTCCATACTTTGCCCCAATTCCTGTAGGATTTAATATCAATAACTACGATATGCCAATCTTAAATAGGTATTGTCAAATGTATGGGCCATCTGAAGAAAAAACCGGAAAACAAAAGCTCGTTCATCAAATTTATAAAGTAGACATGATGGATGTATTGTTTGGATGGTTTGAAGATAACGACTCAGTTAAGAAATTAAATATGGGATATCTTAGAGAGTTCTTTGGATTCCCCGAAGAGAGTAAAGCAAATGCTCACAATGCTATTTATGATGTTGTTGACACTGCAAATATTTTTGTCAGATTTATGAAGTATCAACGTAAGTTAAACTCTAAGACTAATTTTGAGAAGTCGTTTGCAAATGCTCCTATGGATATTACTATATAAGAGGAACTAATGGTTCAAATTGAAGATATCAAAAATTTTGAAGACGAAGCGACTTGGGATTTGATTTGTAGCGGAAGAACTAAGGGGGTTTTTCAATTGGAGTCCAGACTGGGTTCCAGTTGGGCAAAAAGGGCGCAACCTCGTTCTATTGACGAATTAGCTGACTTAGTATCCATTATTCGCCCCGGTACGCTAGAGGCCGAATTAGACGGTAAATCCATGACCAAGCACTACACAGACCGCAAGGCTAAGATTGACGAGACCAAATATTTACACCCGGCACTGGAAACGGTACTGGGTAAAACTTATGGAATTATCGTTTATCAAGAACAAGCTATGCGTATTGCTACAGAAATTGCTGGCTTTACACCTGAAGAAGCTGACTCACTTCGTAAAGCTATGGGCAAAAAAGATGCAGCACTTATGAAAGAAGTTGAAGAGAAGTTTATCAATGGAGCAAAAGCTAAAGGGCTAGTAGATAACGTATCAGCAGCTAAGATTTTTGAATGGATTGCCGCATCTGCTCGCTATTCATTTAACAAATCTCACGCTGTGGCATACGCTATCAATTCATTTGCTTCGGCTTATTGTAAAACTCACGATCCAATTAAGTTCTATACTGTATATTTAAACAATGCTTCTAGTAAACCAGACAAGCAACGAGAGATAAAAGAACTTGTTATGGATGCAAAGCTACAAGGAATTGAAGTTCTGCCCCCTAGACTTGACTTCTTTTATCGTCGCTTTACAATGGATAGAGCTAGGAATGTCATATACTTTGGATACAGCGATGTTAAGAATGTTGGAGAGGGTGAGCAAGAGACATTAGCTAGAGTTGTCAAAGAAGCGGAAGGCGTCACAGGAAAGTCTATTAAAGAATTTAATTGGCTGGAGTGCTTATTTCTTATTGGCAATGAGATCAAGAAGAATGCATTTATTTCTATTATTAGTGTTGGTGGCTTAATTGGAAAGAACAATAAGCTAAACAGGAATAGAATGGTCTTTGAATTTGATATTTGGAATAAGCTAACTATCAAAGAACAAGGATGGATAATAGACAATTGGAAAAGCACAAAGATGGCTAATAGTGCATTCATTGAGTTAGTCAATAGAATGATTAATAATAACGAGAAGATTAATTCTCGCAGGATTACTTCCGTGCTAGATATCTATCAAGCCTTGCAAAATCCTCCTTATTCACTTGAGGACGATTATGTGTGGATTGCAGATATAGAACAGAAGCTTATGGGGTGTTCTTTGACTTGTTCTCAAGCAGATAACTTGGCGTTAGATGATGTTAATATTACTTGCAAAGAAATTGCTAATGGCGAAGTAACTAAAATGCAAGATGCTAAATTAGCAGTGAAAATAAACCAAGTTAGAGAATATAAACTAAAGAGAGGACAACATGAGGGCGAGTTTATGGCATTTGTAATTGCCGAAGATAGTTCTGGTGAATTAGATTCTATTACGGTTTTTTCTGAAGAATTTTCCCAGTATAAGAAGTTGCTTTTTGAGGGCAATACGGTATTATTATATGGAGAAGTCCAAGAGAAAAAGGAAAAATCATTTGTAGTTAAAAAAGTATTTCAAATTTAGGAGTTCGCACTTTATGAATAGTTGTCATTTTGTAGGAAAGTTGGCAGCAGATCCTGAGCTAAGAGAAGTTAACGGCACACATGTCGTTAATTTTTGTTTAGCTGTTGAAGATTATCGCAAGGATAAAGAAGGAGAAAAACATCGTCAAGTTAATTTTCTTGATTTTGAAGCTTGGGATAGCGGAGCTACAACCATAGCTAAACACTTTAAAAAAGGCGATATGTTAATTATTGAATCGGAAGCTCGGCAACACAAGTGGACATTCAATGATCAAAAAAGACAAAAAATTGTATTTAGGGTCAAAACATTTAAATCAGCAGGATGTAAAACGGAATAACATATGAGACGAAAAAAAGTTCTATTCGTAACGGAAGCATCTTTCCATCCAACAGGATATTCCGTATACACAAAAGAAGTCTTGGCAAGACTACATAAAAATCCAAATATTGAAGTGGCCGAATTGGGTTGTTTCACAGGTCCAGAATCACCAGAAATTAAAAATATTCCTTGGAGATTTTACGCCAATATTCCACCTGAATCAAATAAAGAATATATGGATACATATAATTCTTCAATGAGTAATAAGTTCGGAGAATTTTCATTCAATAGTGTTCTACTTGATTTTCAACCAGACTTTGTTATGGATATCAGAGATTGGTGGATGTTGGAATTTGAAGAAAGATCGCCTTTTAGGAATTTTTTCAATTGGGCCATCATGCCAACAGTAGATGCGGAACCGCAAAACACACAATGGATGGACACATTCTCGACTGCTGATGCAGTATTTGCATACTCTGAGTTTGGTAGAGATGTTATGCTAAGGCAGTCAAAGAATATTAATTTTATTGACGTTGCTTCTCCTTGTGCAAGCGATAGCTTTTTCCCTATAAAAGACAAAAAAGCTTTGCGTAAAGAGTTTGGTGTAGATGAAAACGCTATTATATTTGGAACTGTGATGCGTAATCAAAGGCGTAAACTATATCCAGATTTATTCAAAGCTTTTCGATTGTTCTTGGATAAAAATCCTAGCTTATCAAATGTTTATCTATATTGCCATACTGGATATCCAGATGTCGGATGGGAAATTCCAGATCTCATTAAAGAGAATGGGTTAGGCAATAAAGTGTTGATGACTTATAAATGCAAAAAATGCAATAAAGTTAAATCAATGTTCTTTAACGATGCTGTAGTTTATTGTCAGGATTGCAAAATGTTCTCTTCCACGCTAGCGGGGATTGGGAATAAGATGGAGGAAACCGAATTAAATAAAGTATACAATTTATTTGATGGTTATATTCAATGGGCAAATAGCGAAGGTTGGGGAATGCCACAACTTGAAGCTGCATATACTGGACTTCCAATTATATCAGTTCATTATTCAGCTATGCAATCATTAGTTGATAATATCAAGGGCATCGGAGTTAAGCCTTTAGGATTTTATAAAGAACTTGAAACCGGATGCAATAGAGCCATTCCTAATAATCAAGAGCTAGCCAATGTACTTAGCTCTCTATCAACAGATGCAACAAAGAGAAAATACACAGCTACAAAATGCTATGAAAATTCCAAGAAGATTTATAATTGGGATTACACAGCAGATAAATGGCTGAAGTATTTCTTAGAAACTCCTGTTCCCGAATTAAGTCAAACATGGGATTCGCCTTCTAGGATATTTAATCCTGCAACTAGAATTCCAGATCAAATCTTACAATCGCCTCCGATTGAACAAGTTAATTGGCTATTCGTAAATGTATTGGGTAGACCAGACCTAATAAACAAATCTATGTGGAAAAGAATGGCAAAAGATCTTATGTATAGATCAACAATGACATCTCACATTGCAGGATATTATTATAACGATTACTCTCATCCAGATATGGAAAAAAGATTTGAAGAGTTTACAATAGATAAAGCTCTACAGACATGTTTAAATATGAGAAATAATTTTAATCAATGGGAATCAATTAGATTGCAAAAGGTTAACGCTAAATGAAAATTAAATATATTGGAAATTTTAATGATGGAACGGGCTGGGCAAAAGCTGCTACCTATAATGCTTTAGCATTAGATGCGGCTGGCTATGATATATACTGTGAAATTATTAGTTATAACAGTAAAGTCCCTAGCGATAAAGTACTTGAACCAAGAATTCAAGAAGCACAAAAAAATGACGTTAAGATCGACAAATTAATTAAGTTAGCAATTAAACTTGAGGGACTTTATAGAAATATTGCAACCCATGCAGCTGGCATAGTTATTGCAGATAGGCAAATTGAAGAGATCGTTCCTCTATATAAAGATTTCGGTTCAGATCATGATATTCCAGTAACACAGTTTGATATGAAGTGGTCTGAGAATGCTGGACTAGTTAAGTTTGATTTCTTAGGTCTTAAAACACTTACGGTTATTAAAAAGACAGTTAATTCTCTTAAAGAAAATAATATTAATATAAATTTAAAAGATCTTCCCCTTGATGATCCAAAAACTTTTGAGCTTTTATGTTCAGGTGAAACTATGGGCGTGTTCCAATTAGAGAGCGCTGGAATGAGAGAGGTTTTAAAGCAAATGAAGCCTAATAAATTTGAAGATATCATTGCATTAGTTGCTCTTTTTAGACCGGGCCCAATGCAGAATATTTCCAAATATAATAATTGTAAGCACGGAATAGAAAAGCCTGATTACCTTCATCCTAAGATAGAGCACATTTTAAAAG